AAACGATAGATAGAACCAGTAAAAACTAGGTCCCTACAAGATTCAGGCAATCCAGTTTGTGTTGTAAATACTTCTGAGTTACTTGTAAATGCAGTTGGGTCTTTAGAATAAACAATCTGAATAGTTCTACCTGAAGTAATCATATCGTAGATAGATATAGTTTGCTCGCTAGTAAATGCAGTTGAGTTAGCATTAGAGTCAAAACGCCAAGAACGAATAGGAATCCACTCTTTACTTGGGCCAATTGATTCATAAGCAACACTTAATATATTACGAATACCGCCAGTAATTGTCCCAGTAGCAGGTAGTCTGTATGTAGAAACAGCAGAACTGTATGTAATAGTAGTTGTATCGGCAGCAAATAATATACCGCTTAAGCCTTTGATAGTATCGTTAATGGCTCGTTTAATTGAAAATCTAGGGAAGGTAGGAGCAATAGTTACCTTAGTATCTACTGCGTGGGCAGCAAGAGTAGTACCTAAATATGCTCTACCATAAGGAGCAACGGTTGCAGTGTTACCAATTCTGTCATAAGTATCTATCCAGAATAATTCTTCATTAACTTCAACAATACCCTTACCCACATTCTCTGTTGAGCCAAGACTAAGAACTATTGGTGATGCACTAGATGATGCTGTAGCAGCAACTGCTGACCTAAGATACGTAGAGCGGTCTTGAGTTAATGTGTATCCAGAAAGATTCATAGATACTTCATTAATCATATCCGAAAGAGTTGCTGTCATTTAGTTTTACCCTTATTCCTTTTAGATATTGCTGCTGCTTTACGTTTAGCATCAGACTTTGAACTAGCACCCCACGCTTGGAGTGATAAAAGTAATCTTGTTGGCTCCCCATTAGGCTTACGTTCTGGCCCAGGCATTCCGCCCATACGGGCCAAGAATGAGGCTCTACGGGGGTTATCCCCGCTCTTTACGGGTGCCTTGAGGGTTCCACCCTTGTAGGATGCTCTGCCCTTCGCATTTAGGCCGCCCTTAGGGTTCTTGCCTTCTTTACGTGTCCACGCTGCTGTCATTATTTTTGCCCCTTTACTTGTTCTTTAGTCTTTGGGTCAAGACGAGTTTTTTCTCGTCCATCTTTTCGGAGAATAACAATCATACCGTCCCGCATAATTGATTTATTGAATCCGTCGTGACGCTTGCGTTGACCTGATGACATTACTTCTTCTTTGCCTTACGAGCCTCAGATAGAGCAATAGCAATTGCTTGCTTACGAGACTTAACTACTTTACCACCCTTACCTGAATGAAGAGTTCCAGACTTGAATTCACGCATAACTTTAGCAGTCTTCTTTGTTGCTTTAGTTGGCTTCTTCATTATCTTGCTCTATTAACGCCAGGAGTGGTACGAGTTTGAGGAATAAACATACCTGGATATCTTTCTTCAAGTGCTTTTTTAGCAGCGGCATCGGCTGAAGCCACACCCTTAGATGTTATTGATTTTTGGTATGCATCAACTGCTGCCTTGCCCCTTAATACAGTAGGCTTTGGTGTTGGTTTTGGGTTTGCCATATTACTTCTTCTTACCCATCTTCTTTACAACAGCCTTCTTCATTGACTTCTTAGCAGCCTTCTTGCCGTATTCTTTCATACGCATAGACATTGGCTCATTCTTTTCGTGCTTCATCATTGCTTTCTTTGAAGCGTACTTTTCGCCTTTAACTGACATTATATTTGTCCAATCTCTTTCATTATAGTTGCGGCTTTTGGAGTTATATCTTTAGTCTTAGGCATAGTGTCCGCATTATACGCTTTACCTAATACTTCTGAAGCCCTATGCGCTTCTTGTACGTGACGCATAGTTGTTCCTGCTGGTTGTATTCCTTGCGCTCTTGCATCTTTATAGGCTTTTAATTCAGAGGTCCATTTCTTATCTGAAATATCTCTTTTGGCATCTCCAGAGTTCATCTGAAGTCCTAAACCTTTACATCCAAAACATCCATCAATTACAACTGGATGATGTTCCCAGTGTTTCATATTTCCCCTATACTGCTGCGAAGTTTGCTTCTGTTACTCCTATATTAGCAGCAATTAATGCTGCTTTGGTCGTATCATTGACTATATGATTACGGCCACCAACGTAAAACTCTTCATATGATTCTACACTTGAATCTAATGGATAGCGACTAATTCTATATGTTCCACTTTGTTTTACTACAGAGATTCCAACATTTCTTTTAAAGAAATAAAATAAACGGTGTTTACCTATAGGTCCTTCTTCTACACTGGGTGTAGTAAATATGTAATCTGCCATCATTCTCCTTAATGAACTTACTGTAAGGCTAGAGTTTCCCCTAGCCCTACCGTCAATCAACTAAGCGATTGAAGAACCTGATTCGATTCTGTATAGAGCCTCGTTACGGTAGACCTTGAAGCCTAATACGCCGTACCAACCCATTGGGCGGTGACGCATCAAACGGTCAACGACTGGACCGATAACTACGTGTGGCTCTTCTGCCACTGCCTCAGCAAGTGCTTGCTGTCCTGCGATGATTGTGCGGTACACCTTTGCAGATGAAGCACCATCAGTTGCAGAGTAAAGACGTGGGGACTCTACGAAGTATGCACCTTCGTAAGTTCCGATTTCTCCTGCCCAAATGCGGTCTTGTGAAGAGCCGTATTGGTTAGGAAGTAACCATCCTGCTGAACCTGTCTCAGCACGAAGGTCGTGGGATACCTCTGGGTGTAATCCAGCCCAGTATAGTGAACCCTTGCGACCATTAGCCTTGCCAGCACGTAACTTAGCAACAGCCTTGCGGATGTTTGCTGAAGATAGTGTAGCGGCTGCTGTGATAGTTGCAGTTGAGGTTGCTGTTGAACCTGAGTAGATTACGTTAGTTCCAGCACGCAACTCTGTCATTGCTACTGAATCGATGGAATCTGCTAGGTTGAAAGCGATAATGTTTGCAATTGCAGGGTCAACATCTGCAAGAGAGAATAACTCTAATGCACGAGTTACCAACACTGAGTTACCGTACTCTGCAAGAGTAATGGTTACTGATGTTGGTGTTGACATTGCTACTGCATCTGGGTCAGTTGTTTCTGTCAGAGCAGTTGTTGCTACTGAAAGGTCAACATAACGTTGTAGAACAACGGTTGAGCCAGGGATTGCTTGACGTGCTGGACGCTTATCTGCTACAGAACGAATTAGGGGTTCTGAACGGAGAGCGAATTCTAGAAGACGGTCATACGCCTTCTGGACTAGACCAGCACCACCAGCGGTTCCGCCTAAAGAAGCGGAGTCTGTTGATACATATGCCATATCGTCACCTCCAAGTGACTATGAACGGAATTATTGTGAGCGAAGTACATCCAATAATGCATCCATTGAATCTGCATTATCGATGCGAAGATTTAAATCCTCTGCTCGGTCTGGGGTCATAGCATTTTGGGTGAGTACATCTTGCTGCCTTAAGGCGGCTCTATCTACTTCACTTACTTTTGGCTCCTCAGTAGCAACTGTAATTCCGAATAAATCAGCGTTATCATCGAGCCAGTTATTCACTGTCTCTTCGTTAACATCTTCTAAATCCTTAAGAACCAGTCTTGCTGCTTTAAGGTTGACGCCCTTCTTTTCTAGGACTTCTTTAACTGTACGCTCACGCTGCGCCTTGGATAATCCCTCAAGTTGCTCAGTGAGTTCCTTAATACGCTTCTCATCATTACGCTTGGCTTTTCGCAATTTTTTAAGTAAATCGCTTCCATCCATTTGCATATCGGTGTCGGTATCTTGGTCGTCTTCGTCTTCATCCCAGTAGTTGTTGCTCATAGCAACCCACCCTTCTATTCGTTGTAGTCGCAAGCCTCAGATTCTGGTCGGGGAACCAGGCTGGCTCTTGCTATCGGTCTAGTACGCTATGTGAGGCCGATTGATTCACATAGGATTCTATTTAGAACTGACCAGCACCCTTATTGGTAAGCGTGGTCTTTGTTAGTCCAGATTGTCCTTTAAATCTTCCTTCTTCTAAAGCAGTTAAAGATTCTCTTGCTCTCTTAGCGGAGGCTAATCCAAGGAATGCTTCTTGTTCTGCTTGAAGTCTTGTGTAATCTTCTCCACCAGAAATACTTGATAGGAATTCTGCACGAGGTGCAATACCTGCTACGGTTTGGTATCCCTTACGCGCTTCTTCTTGAGTAATACCAAATGAGGCTAGTGCTTCAGCACCTAATGCTCCAGTAGTTACATTTTCAAATTGTTTAGAAGTCTCAGACATTGAACCAAGTCCAGTCTTTAAACCTTGTACAGCAGCAGCGCCACCTATTTCAGCGATGTTAACCTTACGCTTTAACGCTGGCAATCCTTCTGCTGGGTCTAATACTGCAGCAACAATATCTGCCTGATTAAGCATAGGATAATATTCTGCTAAAGCAGCCTTTACAAATGGGTCAGCATTTCTTACTCTATCTACCGCTAAACCTACTCGGTCAGATACTTCTGCTGCTGAGATATCATTTGAAATAAAAGAATTCATTCTATCTCTAGTAGCAAGACTAGATGCACCATAAGATTGTAATACTTGAGTGTATGTTCTCTCTGCTGCTAAATACTCTGCTGCACTTAATACTGATTTACCAGCAGCAAGGCGGGTTTTATTTGCAGGAAATCTTGTTTGAAATGCAAGCGCTAATGGGTCCTTGCTATTTGGGTCTTGCATAATTAATTGAATAGTATCGCTTGTATATCCCTTTTGAACTGCTTCAGTTATTGAGGCACTTAAGTCGCCAAGTCCATATGAAGAAAGTAATGCGCTAATTGCTGCAATTGCATTCACTGAACCTGCAGTCATTCCAGATGTAGGTGTTGTACCTAGAGTACTAGCGCCAGTTCCTGTAGTAGAGCCACCAATACCATATTGTCCATATTGAGATGAAACTCTATTAGTTGCATCATTTAGTGATACCCCTTTAGATACTAAATCTGCAATCTCTTTTTGTTGAAGAATCTTAGCCATTGCAAATGTATCAGTAGTTCCATCAGAATTTCTTACTTGTTTTTGCTCAGCAGCAGTTAATTGAGAACTTACTGGAACATCATTGTAATATCCTTGGGCATTGATGCCACCTCTTGAATTGATGTATTCCTGTGAGACAACACTTAATGCTTCTTTTTCTTTAGCAGCACTACGTGCTGGGGCAGCAGGTGTAACGGCTTGTGTTGTAGGTGAAATCATACCTGATAAAGGATTGTAAGAGGCGTTTACTCTTGCATCATAATTACTATCTACTGATGGCATTACGCTCCCAATCCGAACATTTTAGTCATATCTCTTGCAAGTGAACTCAAAGAGTCTTGAGCATTTTTTGTATAAGCCCATTTAGGGTTTTTGCGTAGAGAAATCTCATAATCATATAGTCCCATTAAACCTTTAGGGTCAGATGCTACTGACTTTAGAGTAGATACATCTATTGAATCTGGGTCTTCCTCTAGGATATTAGCACGAGTATTGATGTAAGGAGTAAGTAATTGTTTTACTGTATATCCTTTATCAATCTTATCTGCTAATGCTGGAAAATATGTTTTTGCTTGCATATTAATTAAATTTAAGTTTGATTTAAGAAGGCTAGGGTTAGTGGCTGACTCAATAGTCAACTTACCCAATGCTTGCATATTTACTGGTAA